AAAGGGATTAGACATCCCGATAGTTTCTCAGCCGAGGAGATCATCGAGTCTAACCCAAATGTTCCAGCCGAGTTTACTAGGCAGCATGTCAAGAAACGTGACGCGAGGAAAATGAAATGAGTATGATTGATAAGGTTGTTAGCTGGGTATACACACGAAAAATATGGGGCATCAAGTGTGATGAATTTGAGCCAGAGTGTTGTGTATGCAAGGCTTGGCGAACACATGAGGATTTGTTTGACGAGTAACACCCACGCCCTCAGTCAAGGAGACTAGCCAGAAGATAAACCACCAGCTTGATAGCTGGTTTTTTTGGCTCTGTGTTTTATTTGTAATGATACGCTGTACCATTGGGATGATTCACAGTATCATTTAAAAGTGTTACACTTATGTGACACATTAAAGAGGAAGACCCTATGAACTTACGAGAAGACGTACTCGACATGATTAACAGTGACCTTAAATTGCTAGTGAACTTGAACATCTTCAATGCTCATGATCACGTTAGCCGCATGGATTTTGCTCGTGCATTGAAGCTACCCAACCTCGTGGTGTACATGGGGAAGACTCACACTGAAGTGATGGCATACATCATGGACTTGGATGTCTACAAGGACGTTGCCTGATGGCCTCCATGAATACTTGTGTGGATGTGTACCTCAACCATGCAGTTAACGAGTTCGGCTCTCTCAGTGCCTCTATGCAGGACATGTGGTGCATTGGGAAGATCATGTACGAGATAACTAAAAAGAACAGTACGGCTGAAGTGAAGAGGCGTGCGGAGCACGGCTTGGAGCTGAAGGGTAATGGTGTCGTGAACTTAGTTAGCCAGATAAACAAGTGAGTAAGTTCGGCAAGAAAGCCAGAGCAGCAGGACACTTGCCGATAAAGATTTATGCACTGGAGTGCAAGGATACAGGGAGGGAGTGGGAGTTTGATGACTGGGATAAGATGCGTATGTTTTGGGGTACGTTGCCAAGAGCCGAGCAACTTAGATGTCGGACTGTATTGAGGAGTGTGTGGCGCATATAACTCACGCCCTCAATCAAGGAGATGTTGAGCTGAATCAGCCAGAAAGATTAACTAGGAGTAGTAAATTATGAGCATAAGAAATCAAATCAGTTCGATGATGGAGGAGTATCTCCTTGATCACCAGTCCAGTCCTTACAACAATCGAAGAAATGTTTTACGCAAGTTAGCTGATGCCATGTTTGGCTATGCTGGTACGGAGACTCAAAACTCTTGTCATGCTCATGTAAACAGAATGTGGAATGGGACTTATATAACACCAGCAGGACTTAAACCTACATTCAATTCTTTCCGAGGTCGGCTTAGTCCTGCGGTGCTCGAAGAGTTCTGTGTGTATGCCTACTCCCATTCACCGATGGGTGCAGTCAAGGGTAGCAGGGAAGAATTTTGCTTGGCAGTTGATGGATGGGTGGAGTCATCAGTTAACTGCATTATTCTTGGTGACTATGACAACTGCCCATGGGGTACTAATCATTTCAGCGACACCCATGAGGAAAGACTCAGCAAAATTGTTGATCAGTTTACTGTTGATTCAAGCAGTAATAAAAAAGAAATTAAAAACGTACAGGGAGCAGCACCGATGGTAGCAGAAGAAAATCAAATTGTTTTGGATGGGCCGCACAAGGTAGCAGTGGATGCGATATTGGGTATGAGTGGTGGTTTTAGTGTTGATACGATCAACGAGAAGATGCACACCCTTACCAATGAGGCTGCCGAGGCGACCAAGGAGAACGCGGTACTGGCTGGGAGGTTAGCGATTGCAATGAACACAGTGAGTGCTCCGACCAGTGTCAGTGCGTCTAGTGATGGCACGTTGCCAGATGGTGACGTTGTAATGACGCTGGCAGTGGACATCTTCACGGAGATTACTGATGTGGATCAGCAGAAGACTCTGGGGTTCAGTGTGCCAGTGTTTAAGTGGGATGGTGTGCATCCTGATGTGCCGAGTATCGACCCCAACTATGAGTACGATGTGAAGGCATTGTTTAGGGTGCTGCAAGGTATCGTTGACTCCAACAACACTTACTTGTTTGGTCACACTGGTACTGGCAAGAGCACGTTGGTGGAGCAAGTGTGTGCTCGTCTCAACTTTCCATTGGTGAGGGTTAACTTTGACAGTGAGATAAGCCGCATGGACTTGGTGGGTCGAGACACACTGGTGACTGAGGATGGTCAGACAGTGAGCAAGTTTGTGGATGGCGTGTTACCTGATGCACTGAGCCGACCATGCTTGTTGTTGTGTGACGAGGTGGATTTCATTAGACCTGATGTGATGTATGTTTTCCAGAGGGTACTTGAGGGCAATGGCTTGCTCATTAGTGAAGATGGAGGCCGCAAGGTTATGGCGAACCCATGGTTTAGATTGGTGGCTACTGCCAACACTTGTGGTCAAGGTGATGAGTCAGGCATGTATCAGGGAGCTAGGCCACAATCGATGGCGACATTGGATCGCTTTGAGAATTGGGTGAGTGTGGATTACATGCAGCCAGAGAAGGAGAAGGAGTGGTTGAAGAAGAGTCATCCTATGTTGGGTGATAGTGCATCCGATAGGCTAATTGATTATGCACAAGAGCATCGCCAAGCATTCATTGGTGGCAAGATCATGCAGCCATTGAGTCCTCGTGGATTGAAGGCAATGGCGAAGCGGTTCGTTACCTGTATGGATATGACCGACAACTTAGAGGACTCCTTTAAGGAGTCGTTTGGCTCCACAATATTAGATCGGTGTACGTCTCAAGACAAGGTTGTCATTGAGGGTTTGTTTCAACGTGTCATCAAAGGAGAGTGAGTATGAAAGGTAATAATTATATGCACGAAGCCAAGAATGTTAGTTCAGTTCTTGGGAGAAACAGTGACGTTAAGGTTGTGTTCGAGGGTGCTGGTGCGTTTACTGATGGCAATACCATTGTACTACCCACCATCGATAGTGAGGTGGAGTTAGATGACTGGACTGTCAAGGTAGCCAGAGGGTACGTTGATCATGAAGCTGCTCATGTTAAGTGGACTGATCAGGAACAGTGGGGCAAAGCAATCAGACGCTTTAAGCGTAGCAAGGAGCATGTAGTTCTCAAGAAGGGTTGTCTCAATGCACTGGAGGATATGCGTATCGAGAAGAAGTTAATTGATATGTATTCAGGGAGCAAAGAAAATCTTGATGCTGTATCAACGGAAGTTATCAACGAGTTGATGTTGAGTATGGACAAGAGAACAGAGACTGTTACTGACTTGTCAGCAGTGGAGATCGGTGGTCTGGCTGCGACATGGTACGGGAGAGTGAAGAATGGGTATGGTCACGTTGCTGGAGAATACTTTGAGTTGCTAGATCAGGAGTTACAGGATGTCGTCAAGGGTGCGGTTGATCGTCTCGATAGTGCATCTGATACCAGTGGTGTTGTTAAGATTGCCGAGGACTTTGTTGCTGAGTTAGTGCGAATGTCTGAGCACAAGGATGATGATGATGAGGGTGATGATGACTCCAAGGGTGATCAGGGTGATGATGATCAAGGTGATGATGATCAAGGTGAGAGCGATGGTGATGATCAGGCTGATGGTGACGAGGCTGATGGTGACGAGAGCGATGGTGATCAAGGTGATGGTGATCAAGGTGATGGTGACGAGGTTGATGGTGACGATGGCATGGAGGGCAGCGATTCTGATGGAGGCGGTGACTCCAAGCAGTCGAGTGATGATGAAGATGGTGAGGATAAGAATAAATCAGGTGATGATCAATCTACTATCAATCGTGACTCCGTAGGTTCGGGTGATGGTGATCCTTATGATCCTGACAAGCTCAAGCAAGAGGCGGTGGAGAGAGCACTCAATCCTAATGCACATGCCAGACGAAGGGGTGATACATTCCGTAGGTTCAGTGATCGATATGACAAGGAATTATCTGGCGATGATCTTCATGACACTCCAGATGCTTATGACAAAATGCTCAACGAGACTGTAGGCCAGACGAATGTGTTGAGGCGAACACTGGAGAGGAAATTAGCTGCCAAGATGAAACGCTCATGGGTAGGAGGCCAGACGAAGGGACGCTTGGATAGCAGACGTTTGGTTGGTGCGGTGACTGGTAGTGAGCACATCTACAAGACGCGAGAGGAGACGGATGATCTTGATACTGCGCTTATGATTATAGTGGATCACTCAGGGAGCATGGGCAATCGCATTAGGACAGCATCAAGTGCTACTGTCGCCTTGGCAGTGGCGCTGGAGAACACTCCGATTGTCTATGCGATACAAGGATTCACGACACAGCACTTGCCAGATAAGGTGCATAATAAGCTGACCTCGGTCACTGAATACGAGAGTTATATGCCAGTGGTTACGCTCAGGTACAAGGAGTTTAGTGATCGACTATCTCGTGTCAAAGGTAAGCTAGGGGGTATGAAGTATAACTTCTGTCATAGCATGTGCCTCAATGTTGATGGAGTATCTGTTGAGAAGGCTGGTCGTGAGTTACTGAAGCGTCCAGAGAAACGCAAGGTGCTGATGGTGCTGAGTGATGGTGAGCCTAACGATGGTTACTCTCAAGTAAGAGGTGGCTTGGAGAGGCATCTAAAGAATGTGATCAATAGTCTAGCCGCTCAAGGTGTCGAGGTGTTTGGCATTGGCATCGAGAGTGATGCAGTGAGCAGTTATTATCCAGACTATGCGGTGCTTAATGATGTGGCTGATCTTGAGAAAGAGGTTATCGGTAGGATGGAAGGCTTACTGTTGGATGGTAGGCATGTCCGTAAAGCAAGCTAGGTTGACGATTAGATCGGAGTGGTTCGGGTTAGCACCCAAGGGTGCTGGCTTGAGCATGAGGGATTGGGTAGCGATTGCGAAGATCGTTAGGCACAAGAAGATTCGTAAGTGTGATTGGTTAAAAGTTAAGGGAGTTGTTGATGAATATATACATGGTAAGTGAGAGTCCAAAGGTTGTTGCTCAGTCAGTGCCAGATGATGTATGGGAGCGTAGGTTGTTTGATGCAGTGGAGTTGGTGAGCGAAGGTGCGGCTCACTGGGAAGGCGAAGAAGCTATGTTCATTTGTCACGACCCCAAGCATTCATGGGTTAAGTGGGTAAAGAAGTCGAAAGGTAATTGGTTATGGACAGTCAAGTATCTGGCTAGTTTGGTGAGGGAAGTTAACAAGCGTGGGTACACTGTGAGTGATGAGATCGGCAGCTTTTCAGACTACATTAATGCAGAGTACGGCATCACTCCGCAGATCAGAACCATCCCTCCAAGGTGCGTGCCTAAAAAGTTCAAGGACTGTGAGCCATCGATACCTAATGTGATTGAGTCTTACAGGGGATATGTTAAATCGGAAGTTAAGTTGCACAAGATGGGTGATCGACATCCAGCTTGGTTAGATGAAGAGGAGGTATGTGATGAATGATTACAAATATCAATTGTAATCTTCAATAAGATGGATATACTACGGGAGTGTCTCTATTCTGAGACACATAATATTAATCAGGAGAAGCACGATGAGTACAAATGAGGAGCTTTCAAAAGAGATAGCAGCACTCAGGACTGAGATGCTAGGGCAAATGGAAGAGCTTAAATCAATCATAAGATTTGCTATGGGTACACCTAGTGTCACCCCTCGCCAGCAGGTTGCATCAGTGACAGATGGTAGTGTTCTCAGAATGATGACAAGTAAGCAGCATGCAGCCATGCAGATGTGGTTGTTCAGTGGTATGAATATGGCTGATATGGCGAGGCGAATGACTTGCTCACGCAATACAGCTAGGCTTCATTTAAAAGCGTTGTGGACGAAGATGGGTACTGAAGATAAGAATGAAGTAAGCAGTCGCTTGCTACCCATTCTTGAAGCAGCAACTGACGCTGAGTATATGGAGTGGAGTGGTGGCTTGCCTAAAAACTGGGCAGGAACATACGATACGGGTGGGATAGACCCTTACTTACATTTATATGTGAAGAGTAAGGAAGATACCTATGAAAACAGAGATAAAGTTAAGGCTGGAAAAGTATAGAGGAAAGTATTACGCCAGAGGTGAGGATTCATTCGGAGTCCCAGTTAGGTGCAGTCTAAAGATAAACCTGACCGAGGATGAATCCGTAGCTAACAAGGCGTTAGGAAAACTTGAGTCTGACATCATGAACAATGGTGGTCATGCTTTCGTTAAAGGTAGTGAGCTGACAGTGGATGTATTGCTGGAGCTTTACTACGAGAAAGGTGTTGCCAAAGAGAGCCTCAACAAGGTGAAGCACGTTGCTGATTACTGGGGACGAGTTAGTGTCTCCAGTGTCAATGAAGCATCGGTCTTGGAATGGGAACGCAGTATGCTGGAACGAGGGTTGTCTCCAGCTACTATCAAGAGGTACAACACTGTGCTTAAAGCTGTCATAAATTATGGGTGCAAGAGTAAGTCTTTGCCTCCCATAAGGATGCCCACCATAGGGCAAGATAGTCCAGCCAGAAAGTTGTATTTGTACAATGATGACAGAGATAAAATCATGAGCAATATGGATGATTACTCTCGCAGGTATTTCATTGTACTCGCTTGGTCAGGAGCCAGACCGAAGGAGTTGATCAACCTCAAGTGGAGGGATGTTGACCGAAGAGGCAAGACGTTAACAGTTCAGTCGTACAAGGGAAAGAATGGTCAGGTCATGGCTCGGACGATCCCCTACTCTGCTTCAATTGAGGCAGTGATTGATGAGTTGATTACGTTGAGTCCTTGCAAGCGTGATGAGCATGTCTTCAAGAGAGATAGCGAAACGTGCTGGGCTGATTTGAAGGACTCAACCAAGGCAGTTGCTTATCGATTGAAGAAGGCAACCTTGTATGCTGGGTATGAGTTTGGAGTTGAGGCTGGTGTTTCGTTGTATGCGTTTAGGCATACGTTTGGAACAAACGCTGGTAACAATGGCAGTACCAATGCACTGATGTTGAGTGCATACATGGGGCATAAGGATGTCCAAACCACCAATGATAATTACTTCCATGGTGGGGTGAAGGATGCTGAGATGTTAGTTCGTGGGCTTGGATAACAAGCCAGATAGAGATGCAATGAGAAGCGTAGCGTGTCCACACTACATGGAACATTGTGAGGGATAAGGAGTGATGTACTCCAGACCCCGACCTTGGCAAGGTCGTGCTCTACCAACTGAGCTATTCCCGCTTTGTTTTCTATTGATGTTTGATAGTCAACGAGGGCGTAGGCTACAGAGATTTGGAGCAGTTGTAAACTGCTATCTATCCCTAAATCTCTATGGTCAGGAAGTAATCATTACAGCACGAAGTGGCACGACTGAGATGGTACATACGATGATGTTTTAATATTGCATTCTTAGTGCAAGGCACATTGTAGGGAACACTTTATCGTGTTATAAACATTAATCAATTACATTTAAAGGGAATTGCATGTTAGTTCGCAATTTAAATGACAACAGATGCAAGAAGAAAGGCTGGATGCTGGATGATGAGTGGGAGTGGTGGATAATCTACACTGATCACATGGCAAACACATGCCCGCTTTGGAATTATCTAGCGCCAATATTTTCGTTTCTGCAAACCAATTTTGGAAATAATATAAACGAGCAATGTCCGAATGGCCCCAACAAAGATTTGTGTATGGAAAATTTAGGAGGGAAGTTAAACACAAATTTTATTGATCACTGGAGTAGTCTGAGTGGTCTGGAGCGAAGGGACAATGACAAAAAGTTTAGAGCAAATGATAAGCTCACGAGAGTACAAGTTAATTACTGAACCAGCAATGAGGTCAGTCACGATTGGGATAATGAAGGACGTTGAATCAATTCTTTTTATCACTGACGAGGAAGAAAGATTAGAATCATGGGCAGCATTCCTTGATGCGCTCGACATCAAAGCTGAGATGATTGATCCTAATTTTTAACTGAGTAATTGTTTTTAAAGGGAGCTTCGGCTCCCATTTTTTTTGCCTGTTATTTGTATCCATTCTCACGCAACCAAGCGTTGTAATATTTTAGGAATGGGCCAAGTCTTAGGACGCAATATGAGTCCGTTGTTTTCATGTTGTTCATTCTGTTTATTACGATGGGAGTCTCAGGAGACTTGGTGTCCTTTGCATTCCTTTCTGCTTGCCTGATGGCTTCTTTGAAGTTGCACTTCTCAACCCTCTTGGCTTCAACGAATAGGTCAGGCGTGCCTACCAAATCGGCTCCACCAGATGTCATCACATTCCCACCGCCAGATAGAGGAGCACGATAAGCTGACTGGGTAATTGGGTAACACTCTGCGTTTAGATGAGCTGCAAGTTCACGTTCAAAGTTATCACCTTTCTGTTTCATTCCGCGCATTGATGGCATTGATTGTTTCCTGAGTAAGTATGGGTGGAGCTGGGGGTATAAATGTAATGGGCAGTGGATCGTTTGATTCTGGGAGTTCTGAGGGGATCGGACTGTTAATGTCTATCGCGTAGCGAATGGCTGAGTCTTTTGCCTCTTGGAGTTTGGTGATTGTTCCTGCCTTGAATGTGTTTGGATAGTGCAGGTCTCCAATGGTAAACGTGCGTCTCGATTTGGAGGTGGGGCATGGGTTCTTAAAACCTGCCCAACCCACTTTGTTTTGGTTGCGACTCCAACCTACGTTGCAATGTGATTGAGAGGGATGTGCTGGCTGGAGTTCTATGAACCTCCACTTACGATTCCGCACAATGATTCGGGCCGTTTCTTCATCGCCAATAAATACGCCAGAGTGTGAGGAGTACCAGTTCTTTTTGATGACTGGGTTATCGTTTGGGATGGAGACCCATTCAGTTCGCACAATGGTTGGAGAGTTATGGTGTTGCCACTCATCGATGACCGAGCAGATATGAAATGGTGAGACCAAGAACATGTCTGGGTAGAGCCATGATTGAGTGGCGTACACTAGAGGTGGCCCCTCTTCCTTCGGAGTTGACCGATTGCATCACGCAATGGTTTGTATTCTGGGATGTCATCGGTAATGATCTGATTGATTCTGCGCTTCGTGCATCCAAGCTCCACTGAGATTTCTAGGGCAGTGAGACCTTTGATGAGCAGTCGCTTGATGTCTTTGTTATCGATTGATCGTGTACGCTGTCGAGTCGATGTGAGTCCAAGGTCTTGTGCCTTGAGGAGGAGAGCATTGGGAGTTCTCTTGAGCAACAGTGCGATGTCTCGGTAGTCCGTGTTACCCCATCGATCAGTGATGATGCGAACATCTTTGGTTGTCCAAAATCCTTGAGGAGATAATCCATTAGGTGTCACGACTTAGGCTCCCGTGCATAGATGGTTCCATCTGCGTACACGGATACCGCTTCGGCTGTCTTTACTTCGATCTCAGTACCATTGAGTGTGAATACGTCATCCTTGTATGGATCATAACTCACGCGCTTAAACACGCTAGGAGAGTCCTCTGATACGTCACGCACAAGTTGCACTTCTTCCTCAGTAATGTGGAGCACATCATCATTTAACCTTCTCTCTTTGATTGAGGAAAAGTCTGTGATGTATTCAAGGTTTCCACTGACCCAAGCGTGGACATTTTTCTGATGAGTCTTCCGTACTTGAGACTGACCAGATGATTGGATGACGAAACGACAATCAGTAAGTTCAGCATGGTGTGAGTGACCGAGAACTAAACCACTTGCAGCACACCTCACGGAGAGGATGCTTGGTTTCTTTTTGACGTTTCGATACACGTTGACTCTCACTGTATTGCTCCAGAAATATGAATCGCATAAGTGATCAACGTGATTGGAGTGGACAGGATCGTGAGCACGAGCATAAGTAACACTGGAGTGGGGATGTCGTCTTTCTCTACGACTTGACCAATGATGATGAACATTGAGGTTATCAGGGCATGGACTGCTGCAAATTGTTCTATCATCTCTTATCTCTTTTCTTGTAACCAATGCGCTCTTCGGGGTCTCGATGAACCACGACTGCTCTATTGGCCTTGTTAACTTTCTTGATTGTTTCGGGTTTAGGTTTGGCTGCAATATTCATGATCGATCTGAGGCTGCTGCCTCCGCTGCCAATGCGAAATAGGCTGCTCCATCTTCATAGTTGTCGAGCTTGAAGTTGCCTTGCTGTGAGCGAACCATCTTGAGGATAGACATGAACATCCAGCCCTGCTCCTCAGTCATCTCGATACCCGTCAATGAGTGGAAGGTCTGCACAGTTCTGAGCATGCTCCTCTCTCCTTGTGGAGAATCGTAAGTAGATGCGCGATTCGATAAGTGACCTGCTGCATTGTTGAGGCACTCAGATGCAAGCACTTTAGTGGGTGAGTCATTGGCAAGCACATTAGGCCCGTCATTAATGATGTCTTCGATTGCTCTTGTTTCCATCGTGATTCTCCGTTAAACCTGTCAAATAATAGTAACAGTTTATCCTTAGAATGTAATCATTTATATGGTACGAATTGAATTACAATAAAGTAACAACGTCTCTCGCGCAGCCCAGCGCAGCGAGATGACAACCATGGAAAACAATATGCCTTTAAGTGTGTGCCTTCATCGAATACGCGCACTGCGCGGATGGTAGATAGCCAGATACAGAGGGAGTTAAACATCTTCGTACTCTCTACCCCAGCAGGGTGAGCAGATGTATTGGTTCTTGGGTCGAGACTTTGTACACTTGCATCGGATACATGGTCTATCCCACATCTTTAGAGGGTTCTCGTTGATGGCAACGTACTTAGCTCCCTCGAATGTTTGAAGTCCTTCTCTGTGGAGGAGACGCTTCATGGTGTCTACACAACAGCCAGCTCTGAAAGCCAGTTGCTTGTGCGTATAGTCTTCGTGGTTCTCTCTTAACCACTTCATAAACTGTTTTGGTATCACGACTTTCTTTGGCATAAGCAAAAATCCCAAGCTACAAATGTCTTGGAATTTATATTAGCACGATATGATTACATGTAATCATTTAAATGATACGTTTTATTTGATTTTTAAGTCTATCCGTGCTACCCTATTTTTTAGTTTTTAAAGTAACCAAGACACAGGCAACACTTCTCATATCTTTCTGCTCTCGTTTCACTTCGCAGAGATATTCGTTCAAAGGTTCAACAAGTTTTTCTCTAGCAAGTTCTCCTTAACTTTCTTACAAACTAAAAAATTGAAACAACTTAGTGAAAATATGAAACCAAATCAGCAACTTACGAAATCTGAGGAGAAACGTAAGGCCAACAGAGAGAAGTTTGCTTGGGCAGTAGAAGGATTTGATGCACTCAATGAAGCCTTCGGCCCACTCAAGGTGATCAAGATGGTTGATGATGATGGTGTGGTAACACGAATTAAATAGTTTCCTTTGCTGCTCCCAGCAGTCCACTGATGCTAGTCAGTGTTTCGCCAGCGTCCCTCCTTCGCTGGTTTTTTTTGACCTAAGAAATGTCCTGCAAATATCCATACGCTTTATGAAGATGGTCTTTTATGAGAGGGTCATGACAGTCTTCCATGGTGTCATCAATGAGAGCAGTAGTGGAGTCGATGTCACCGCTCTTGAGTAAAGACATTATCTCACGCAAGGGTTCTCCCATAACGTCAGACATCGCGTTGTTGAGGGCTACACCTACATGGGTTCTGGCTAGTGCGATTGAATTGGATTTGTGTAAGCTCATAATGAATGTCCGTATGTGTTGGAGGCATCCATTATGAGTAGATTGATTGACAACTTTCGTCCGTTACTCGTAAAAAATATGTTTTCCAATCTTCCCTACGATAGGACGAACCTTCGCCCATGCAGGGTAAACGTACTCAGCGTGATAGTGGATAGCTTTTCCCACTGAACCCTCAGTACGTCCAAGCAACACCCCTTCAGCAACCTGCTTGGATAGCTCCCACGCTTTTTGATTTGTAGGTACGTCAGACATTCCATCACAGTGCCAAGAAAATTGGCATTTGTGTTTGATCGGATACCCATTGTAATGTACACCCTGTCGTACAACCTCGCATACAGTGTCGGGATACTTTGGTGACTCAACACGATTCATCACCACCTCAGAGACAGCTATCATCTCAGCCACTCCTTGACTCCTCGTCTCAAAATAAACATTCAATGCTAAACAAAACGCAGCTTCAATCATTCGCCCACCCACTCACGGATCGTCCGTATTGGTCTGTGCAATGAATCAGCAATGTTCTCCAGCGTGCGGTTGTTCTCGTAGTACCATTCAGCTTTCTGCTTCGGAGATCGAGAAGTCACAACGATTGAGTTGTCGTGCTCATCTCGTGCAAATCCTACATACATCACTCGCTCCATCAGGTCACTCCACTCGCGTACCTTTCCGTAGCGCAGCTCCATGACGACAGTCATCGTTGAGTTACGAGGTATCTGCTGACGAAACCTTTGGAAGACACAGTTGCCTCCCTCTCGCTCCGCTACATCTGGAGCAAACAGTCCAGCGTTTTGATGAGCAGTAGACTTATCTTCGTACACTTGCGTGACACGCATCTGAGTCTCGACCACAGTCAGTTGGTTAGTGCTGCCAGCCTCTCGACCAAGACCAGATTCAGATGGCTTGTTGCTGTGGTGCAGCCAGATGACAGCGAACCCAGCATTACGCAGCTTCAATAAGATGCTATTCATTCTGGCCCAGCTCTCAGCTTTACTCTCCTCCAATCCTGAGAAGGCACTACGAACTGTGTCGATGACTACGACATCAGGGTTAACTTGAACCACCCACTTCTGGAACTCCATGAGTCCCTTCTGATCATTCAAGTTGATCTCGTTCTGGCTGATAAAGGGAGTCCACATTTTAAACTTATCAGTCGATCCGAATGAGTTGCGAAAACGATTAAGCATGTTGCCTATCGTTGCCCTGCCATTCTCCCAATCAAAGTAAAGAACATTAGCTGGCTTCTCCACCTCATACGCTCCCATCGCTCTACCAACAGCCAGATGGTACATAGCGTGTTGGCAGAACATCGACTTGCCATGGCCTGAGTACCCAAAGATTTGAGTAATGCTTCCCTTCCTTAACCATGGCTCGATCAGGTACTTAAAACTTGCAGCCTCTTCGATCAGCGCATCAGCATCAGCAACTGTGAGAGGTTTGATAATGTACTTATCTTCCTTCTCCTCTTCCTCC